ATGAGCGAAGGCTTCTTACCTACGGTCATTAGTATCCCGGTCAAGAACATCACCATTCCGAAGAACCGGCTGCGGAAAATCGATCGGGATCGTGCGCAGTTCCTAGCTGTCGGCATCGAGGAGCGCGGGCTTGAGACCCCGATCCGCGTGCGACCGGGAAAGAAAGAAAACTCCTACATCCTCATCGTCGGCGGCCATCGCCTTGAGGCTGTTAAGTTTCTCGAATGGTCCGAGATTTTGGCCGAGGTTCACAACATCGGTGAAGCTGAAGCCGAGCTTATGGAGATTGATGAAAATCTCTTCCGGGCCGAGCTGACGGTGTTGGACAGGGCGATCTTCCTTTCGCGCCGCAAGGAGATCCACGAAAAGCTCCATCCCCACACGAAGCATGGCGGTGATCGCAGTGAGCAAGTCGCCAATGTTGGCGACTTGGCAGCGCGCTTCACGGATGAAGTTGCCGAACGGCTTGGTATCTCCGAGCGTGCTATTCAGCGCTCGGTCTTCCTTGCAAAGAATATCGCACCGGACATCCGGTCGAAAATCTCAGGCACGCCGTTCGCCGACAACCAGGCGCAGCTTGAAACCCTGGCACGTGCAGAGCCGGATCATCAAACGAGCGTGGTTGAATTGCTCTTCTCCAATGAAGAGGATCGCCCGCGCTCGATCTCGGACGCTCTCAAGCGTGTGAAGGGCATCCAGTCCAAGGTTCCCAACGAGAAAGACACTCAACTCGAAGCTCTTCTGTCCGCATGGCGTCGCGCCGGCGCTCCAGCGCGCGACCAGTTCATCGAGTTCCTCGAAGCCGAGGGCGTCCTCGAACACCAACAAGCCGCGTGAGGTGAGCGCCATGACGGTCGTGCGCCTTCTCGTTATCGCGTTCTTTGCGATCGCTCCGGTCGCGATGAACTTGCTCGCGGGGTGTTTGGCATCGGCGAGCCTCTCCACTGATGCGTCACTGATGATCGCACTCGTGGCGATCATCGGTGGAGGCCTCCTAGTCTGTTTGGGAATGCAGATTGCCTACTACGACGGCCACCGCGTCGGAGTCAGGCGGTCATGCGACCGCAAACTCTGCGGCTTGGAGTGAGCCATGAACCGGCCGACGATCCAACAACAGATCGTTGCGGTCGATGCAGCCTACCGCGCTGCGAGAGAGGACCTCGCTCGCATGGAGCGAGATCCAAAAACGTCACGCGACGATCGTGACGATCAACTAACCCGCGTTCAGCAGCTCAGGGCAGCGCGCGACACCTTGCGAGAAGAGGCTTCTCGACGGGCTCAACACGTCAAGGTGCTCGACACGGTCCTGAGTTCGCTGACCACGCTTCGCCAACTCGATGCTCATCGGCTTGGCGACCTTCTTCTGCCCGAAACTCTCGGAGTCGACGCATGAGCCGTCACCGCCGCCGATGCCCCGACACAAACGATCTGTTGGCCTGGGAGGCACCGCAGCCTGTCAAGGCGTTCCAGCCTGAGACGATCCGCGCTGCGTCGTTGGGGGCGCAGCTGTCGAAGGCCATCAGCCGGGCGTTGAAAGAGTGCGGAAAGACACGCGATCAGGTCGTGAAGGACATGTCATCCTATCTCGGCTCCAGGCTCACTGAGGACATGCTCAACAAGTATGCGTCCGAGGCTGCCGAGGATCAGATCATCAACGTGGTGCGCTTCATCGGGCTCATTCACGTTACGCGCGACCGCCGATTGCTGCAGATGGTCGCCAGTCATTTCGGATGGGCGGTCGTCGAAGAGAAACACGTCGACGCCATCAAACTCGCCGTAATGCTCGAAGAACGCGAGGCGATGAACCGCAACATCGAGGCGACGCGCCGCAATCTTCAATCGAAGGGCGGCCTCTGATGTCAATGCGCTTCTACACACCAGCGGAACTCGCCTCCATGTCGCTGCCCGGCCTGCCGGGGACCGAGCGCGGGGTCCAACTTCTGGCAGACCGGGAAAACTGGCGTCAGGACAAGCTTGCCTGGCCAGCCAATCTCAACGGGCTGTGGCGGCGGCGCGAAGGCCGTGGAGGCGGCTTCGAATATGCCGCTGGCATTCTCCCACTTCGCGCGCAAACCGCGCTCTCATTGAAGGAAAAACGGGAGCGCGGCGAAGACGAGCGTAAAGTCGTCAAGAGCGATCTGGCGCGTGAGGACGTGTGGCGGTCCTTCGAGAGCATGCCCGAAAAAAAGAAGGCTGAAGCGCGCCGCCGTCTGGAAGCACTCGATGCCGTCAACGACATGGAGCGCGCCGGCACGAAGCGCGACGTCGCTATGATGCTGATCGCCAACAGCATCAACGTCTCGCTGCGGACGCTCTACGGCTGGTCGGCCCTCGTCGCTGGCCGTCCGCGCGCTGATTGGTTGCCATACCTTGCTCCGCGTCATGCAGGGCGACAGGCTGAAGTCGAATGCTCTGCCGAAGCCTGGGACGTCATCAAGGCTGACTATTTGCGGCCGGAGCGCCCGGCCTTTGCCGACTGCTATCGCCGCCTCAAGACGATCGCTGCCGAGAAGGGCTGGACGATCCCGGCCGAGCGGACGCTGCAGCGCCGCATGGACGCGATGCCGCGCGCGGTGATCGTGCTGGCCCGCGAGGGACAGGAAGCGTTGAAGCGCCTTTATCCCGCTCAGCAGCGCGATCGTTCAGGCTTCCACGCGCTCGAAGCCGTCAACGCGGACGGCCACAAGTTCGACGTTTTCGTGAAATGGCCGGATGGCACCATTGGCCGCCCCGTTCTCACGGCGTTTCAAGATCTCTATTCCGGTCTGATGCTGGCGTGGCGCATCGAGCGCACGGAATGCAAGGAAGCCGTCCTGCTAGCGTTCGGCGATCTTGTCGAGACCTACGGTATTCCCGACGCCTGCTGGCTCGATAACGGCCGTAACTTCGCCTCCAAATGGCTCACCGGCGGCACGGCGAACCGCTATCGCTTCAAGGTGCGCGATGACGAGCCGGCGGGCGTCATGACGACGCTCGGTGTCGAGGTGCATTGGACGACGCCATATTCAGGCCAGTCGAAGCCTATCGAGCGCGCCTTCCGCGACTTCTCTCAAAGCATCGCCAAGGATCCGCGTCTCGCCGGCGCGTGGACCGGCAACACGGTTGCGAACAAACCGAGCAATTACGGCTCGAATGCAATCCCGATCGAACTGTTCGAGAAAGTCATCGCTGAAGGCATCGCGGAACACAACGCGCGGCCCGGTCGCCGCTCCCAGGTGTGCAATGGCCGGTCGTTCATGGACGCGTTTCAAGCGAACTACGCGCAATCGCCGATCCGCAAGGCCACGGCGGAGCAGCGTCGCCTTTGGCTCCTTGCCGCCGAGGGCGTCAGCGTCAGGAGCCAGGACGCCACCATTCACCTCCTCGGAAACCGCTTCTGGTGCGAGGCGCTCGTCAATATCGCCGGCGGCAAGGTCGTCGCTCGGTTCGATCCGGATGCACTGCACGATGGCATTCATGTCTATCGGCTGGACGGATCCTACGTGGCCCACGCGCCTTGCATCGAAGCTGCCGGCTTCGCCAGCACGGCAGATGCCCGCATCCATGCCCAAGCCCGCAAGGCTTGGATGAAGGGGCAGGCGCAGATCCTCGCCGCAGAAACCAAGCTTGGGATCGATGGCGTCGCCGCGCTCCTTCCAACGCTGCCCGAACAAGATCCGGCTCCTCTTCCCGTTCCCAATGTCGTGCGACCACTCTTCGGCAATCTCGCCGTGAAGGCCACGCCCGTTGAGGACATCTCCCCTGACGAAACCTTGGCCGCGTTTTCGCGCAGTGTCCTGCGTCTCGTCCAATCCCAAGAGGCCGACTAGGCCCGTCGTCACAACCAAAAAGGTCACAACATGAACAACGAAACGAAGAAATCCTGGGCCGTCGAAGACATGGACAACCTGCGCAGTCAGGTGCGGTCCATCTCTGAAAAGGAGGGTCTCAAGCTTTCGGTCATCGCGCCTGAGACGGGTATTCCTTACGGCACCTTCACGAGCTGGCTAAACGGCACATATGCCGGCGACAATGACAGGATCGCCACTGCCGTCGAGAAGTGGCTTCAGGCGCGAAACGAACGCGCACAAACGTCCGCAATTTTGCCCACGGAACCGGGTTTTCAGACAACGCCGACAGCCGAAAAAATCCTGGCGCTGCTGTCGTTCTGCCATCACGCGCCTGACTTCGGTGTCATCTCCGGCGGTGCCGGCATCGGCAAAACCACCACGATCGAATCTTACAGGCAGCGCGCGCCGAACGTCTTCGTCGTCACGGCCGAGCCGGTCGCGAAGTCGTCTCACGCCCTCCTGATGGACCTTGCCGAAGCGATCGGGGTGGTCGAGCGATCGCCGGTGCGCCTGTCCCGCGCGATCCAGAACCGCTTGAAAACGATGAAGGCGCTCCTCGTTGTAGACGAGGCGCAACACTTGCCGACCGCCACGCTTGAGCAGCTGCGCACCATCCACGATCTCGCCAAGTGCGGCCTCGTTCTTTCCGGAAATCAGACGGTTTACTCGCGCCTTGCTGGTGGCGCGGCCAAGGCTGAATTCGCGCAACTCTTCTCCCGTGTCGGCATGAAGATGAGCCAGGACCGTCCATTGGATGAGGATGTCGTTTCTCTCGCACGAGCTTGGGGCGTAACGAGTGAAAACGAGATCAACCTCTTGCGCGTCATCGGCCGCAAACCGGGAGCGTTGCGCGGCGTGGCCAAAACCATTCGCCTTGCGCACATGGTGGCGATCGGAAGTAACGAGACCCTGAGCGAACGCCACATACGTGCTGCCTGGAAGCAGCGCGGATCCGATCCTCTCGATACAGCGGCGTGAGGTCACCATGATCACGCCCGACATACGGACCTATTCCGACTTCGTGTCCGATCTGCAGGAGCTGTTCGCCACGCATGTCGACTCCGGCATTCACCTCGATGGTGAACTGTGTTCTGCGTTCGCTGATGGGCTGAACGACTTGCACGGCTTCGTCGAGGTCATGGAGCGCCATGCGGCGGCGCATGGCTACCAGGACGGTGACCGGACGGTCATGGAAGGGCGGCGCTCGACCGCCGCTCGCCGCGAACTTGTTCTCGATGTCCTCCGCGAACCGGGGACGAATATCTTCCGGCTTCCTGATCTCGCGCCCCGTGGCGCGACGCACGGAGGCGATGCCGCATGATCGAGCCTCTGCAGCTCCTCACCATCGACGGTGCGCTCGCCGTTGCAGAGCGCATCGCAGCCGGTGGTCGCCACGCGGCGACGACCGCTTCGGTGATCGAGATCCTCTCGATCGCCACCCTCCTCACGAACCTCTGCGCCGCGGATCTCAACGATCCATCAACATCAAAGGACGATGACAATGCAACAGCCTGAAACGATGTCCACCACCGAGCCTCCGGTCGTCACTTCGAGCGGCGTGGAAGTCGTCGGAAGTGACCGATACTATCGCGATGCCAAGGGATGCCTCATCCCCGAAAACCTAGTTCCTGCGAAGGACAGGCTTGTCGACGACGTCGTGCGGAAGATCGTGGGTTATGCCGATGATATCTCGGCCCAAGTCGCTCGTTTCAAGGGTCACACGTTTGACGACGTCAACACGACCCTTGATCTCATCGCGGATAAGTACGGCGCGAAGCTCGGTGGCAGCAAAGGGAACGTCACCCTGATGAGCATCGACGGCACCTTGAAGGTACAGGTTGCTGTTGCCGATCAACTGACCTTCGGCCCGGAGCTGCAGGCGGCGAAGAGCCTCATCGACGAGTGCATCGCCAGTTGGTCCGAAGGATCCCGCGACGAGATCCGTGCACTCGTGAACCACGCCTTCCAGGTCGACCGGGAAGGAAAGATCAACCGCACCGCGATCTTCCAGCTTCGCCGCGTTCAGATCGAGGACGAGCGCTGGCAGCAGGCCATGACGGCCATCGGCGACGCCATTCGTGTCGTCGGCTCGAAGGAGTACGTGCGCTTTTACAAGCGCAGCAGTGCGACCGATGGCTGGAAGGCCGTGACGGTCGATCTGGCTTCCGCGTGAGGGAGGAAGCGATGACAGTGCGTCTGCCTCAGGGCGTCAAGGCAACCATCACCATCTATCTTATCGGAGCGGACGGGGAAGGCATCTCGCTTGCGATCAGCAATCTCCCCGTTGTCCCGGATATGGACCGGGGAGAACTCTCCCCTGCGGACCTCATTCGCGCCCTCAAACCAGCATCGAAAGAGGTCTTCGAGTTTGTGGGCGACTGGCGCTTTATGACGGACGCCGAGATCGCCGACTATCAGCGCGAGCAGGAAGAGGGAGAGTTTTAATGCGAGCCTCCCTCAAACGGCACAAACAGAACCTTGCGCCATTCTCCGCTGACGCTCCCAGCCTTGAGGAAGTTGTCCGCCTTTCCGAGATCGCGCCCGAGATGCGCAGCTTCGTCAAAGACGAGGCGCTGGCAATGATCCTCACCCATGCCCATGAGGTCGCCACCAAGTATGGCGGCCCCGCGATTGAAGCCCACTGCGCGCGTCTGCTTGAGCAGCGCCGTAGCATCATCGACCGCCTTTCCACTCCGGTGCCGCTATGAAAGAAACCGTCGCTTTTTGTTGGAGGTCCGGCCAGATCGAGTTCGGCAGCGGCACTCCACCTAACTCGCTTCCACTTCTACAAGGAACAGAAGCTGAAGTCCGCGCAATCGTCGGTGTCTTAGCACGGTACGCCTACGACAACGTCACTCTGCTGGTCCCAGGCGTCCCCGAGGCTGAAAGCGATCTCAAAGCCGTCGATGCCGTTATCAGCTTCCGCCAGCAGGCTGAGCAGCGCCTGGAGCAACGACGTGCCCGTGCGAGAGCGCGGCTCGCACTCACGGCCGATAGGTACGTGGAGGCAGCGTAATGAAAGTCATGATCAAGCTACCCTTCGAAGGCCCGTGGGAGGCCAATCGTGAAGGCATGGTCAAGGCCGCGACCGGCGAACGGCTCGGATACACCCGGTTCGAAAACCTCGGCATGACGCCGAACTATCAGGCCGTTAGCCGCTTTTGGGCCGCCAGCCCGTGCCTTGCCACCGCTCTCGCTACTCTCGTCGCGGCGGGCGATGCGACCGTGCGCGCCGCCGTGTCGGGTGGAGACGTCGCAGACGCCGCTATCACTTTCCAGGAGGCCAGAGCGCAGGCCATCGCGGCTCTTCAACGTCTCTACGACCCGATGATTGCTCGAAACATCGGCATCAACGTGCCGGTCAGCGCTGCTCTCGAACGCCTGCAGGGAGGCAAGTGATGAGCATGTATCGGTTCGGTCGATTTGGCAGCCTGTTGCGGGACGATCATCCAATCGCGCTCTATGTCGGTGGCCGTCGCCTTAGTCCGCCGCCGAGGCTCGTGTGGTGGTTCCCGTGGAACTGGGTCGTTGCCGCAATAGCCCTACCTATCGCCGTTGTTCGCGCAGTCCGCGATGTCCGCGTTTCGCGCATCGGGAGCGAGTGACATGACCACGGACCTCAACTCGCTGCTCGAAAAACTGGTGAATGCACAAGGGCCGGATCGGGAACTGGACAAGACCCTTACTCTCGCGTTCGGGATCACAACGCCGTCCGGCATTCCGGCGTTTCCCTTCTGCCTCGGGATCCCATCGCTCACGTCTTCGATTGATGACGCCCTGAAGTTTGCGAAACACCTCGGTTTCAATCCGCGCATCGTGCTCGTCGTCGCGGCCGCCATGGCGGAGGGGCGAGAGGCAGATAGCGGAAAGCCGTTCGCTCATTGGCTGCCTCTCGCTATCGTCGCGTCCAGCGTCAGCGCCAAGCTCGCCGAGGAGCCGCAGGTATGAGCGCGCGTCAAGCCCTCATCGTGAAGATCCATGTCGGCAAGAAGCAGCTGCAGCTGACCGATGATGAGTATCGCGACACTATCCGCCGCGCGTGCGGCTACGACTCGTGTCGCGATCTCAGCATCGGGCAGCTCGAACTGGTCGCCGGCGAGTTGAAGCGAATGGGCTTCATCGAGCCCGTCGCGCATAGCCGTCGTGAGAAGGCTCCGCGCCATGTCCGGCACATCTATGCGCTATGGCACGAGTTGCGCGACTTGGGGGCGCTCTCAGACAGCTCCAAGAAGGCTCTCAGATCCTTCGTCAAGCGCCAGACGCAGTCGCTGAAACCCGGCGGTTTCGACGCCCCTGAGTTCCTGTCGGCTGATGATGCTCGGCCTGTCGCGGAGGCTCTCAAGAGCTGGATCGCGCGCGCCAAGGAGGCGAGACATGCAGCCGCTTTGCCGCATTAACCAAGCTTTCACATCGCCTCACGGTGCCGTTGCGACACGGCCTTCCGCTCACAACCCTTTGGCGAATATATCGGCCTCGGGTGCTAGTAACACCCGCACAAGTATAGCCACAGCGGTTTCCGCGCCGTCGAAGCGGTCTCTCCATGTCGGGGGGTGCAGGGAGATAAGTCGTGCCTTCGGGCGCGGACGAATAACCTCGCGTCGCCTGTGGTCGGCGTTACTAGCCCCCCGGCACCAGGCCGTTTTTGGGGGGATCGGAAGCGAAGGCTATGGACAAGATGAATTTTTCAGATGGACGCAATGTGTCGGCCGAGCAGGCAGGACCGGAGGGATCGGTCGTGAGGTCTCCACGGTTCGTGATCGGCACACATCGCGGTTTCAGCTCGCCTATGTCGCTGCTGATCAGCGTTCACCGCATGGACGGACCATCCTCAAACCGGCGGTCGGGCGAACCGCAACGGACCGACACGCTCTCGGTGGAAGAGACGGAGCGACTCCTCGGCACGATGATCCGCTGTATTCCAGCGATCTAGCCTTTCAACAGACCAACAGGGAGGATTGGCGATGACCGATCTCCCTGCAGCTCCTCCTGCGGTTCAGCGCCTCATCGATCTGATCGGTGAGGAGAAGATCCTCGCCTTCATCGAGCACTTCGCCGGCCAGCGGATCTACGTGCCGAGAAGCATATCGGAACAGGCGGAAATCACGACAATCGTCGGCGCTGAAGCCGCGTTGGCTCTCGCAACTGAATACGGCGGAGGTTATCTCACCGTGCCTGTTGCGCGTGAGTGGCGAGTGCTCGTATACAAATCGCAAAATCTATCTTATCGATATATCGCGAAGCGCGCTGGAACCAGCGAGGGGAATGTCTGGCGCATCCTCGACAAGAACGACGCGACGCAATCTCAACTCGATCTCTTCTCTACCTGACAGCCACAGCGCTATGGCATGATATAAGACGCATGTCTCCGGCATCTTCGGATCAGCATTCGAACATGACCTGCCGGAGCTGCAATGATTCCCGCCCGTTTTGCTTTTCTTGAGCGCATCCCGCGCCCTGTGTGGTTGACGAGCGCTCTGCGCGAGATCCGTCAGGGAGTCGCTGAGTTTCCGGGGCCGGGAAGCAACGCCGTCATCCTCAACTATCGCAAGATCGCGAAGATCGACATCAAGGGTGATGACAGTGACGTTTCGTGGTGCGCGATCGGTGCCAACGCAATGCTCGAAGAAAACAGCATTGTCGGCACGCGTTCAGCGATGGCGCGATCCTTTCTCTATCACAAGAGTTGCGTGACGCTCGATCGACCTATGATCGGCGCCATCACGGTCCTATCGTCGAGCCGAGGGCCAGCCTCCGGGCATGTCGGTTTCTATGTCGGCGAGAGCGGCGAGTACATCTACCTCGCCGGTGGCAACCAGAATGACAGCTGGTCCATCGCCGGCTTTCCGCGCTCGCGGGTTCTTGGCTATCGCTGGCCGGCTGGGCAGGCGCAGCTCCCATCTCCCTACAATGCTCCATTCCCGATCACGTCGTCCGCCTCCGTCCCGAAGGACGTCCGCGACGCGTAACCGACTTCGGCGGGCGCACACGCGCGTCCCGCAGTATCGCAGCCGCTGGCACAACCCGGACCGCGTCACTGCCGCCCGCCGGAGACTGAGAAAACCCACGGAGAACTTAATGAGAATTTTCTCAAGCCTCTCGCCGATCACCTCGCGATGTGCAGCGTTTGCAGCGTTCGCTCTGTGCTTCGGCATTCTGTTCCTCGGCTCGCCGGTCCTGGCGGCCGAGGGAGCAGATCGACTGAGCGTCGGTCCCGCTATCAGCGATGTCACGCAGATCGTCTACATGACTATCTACGGCCTGATCGGCTTCGCGATCCAGCGAACGATCAGGAACAAGGCACTCAAGGACCTCCTAATGGCGTCGCTCGACAAGGCCGCTGACTATGGTGTCCGGGTCGTCAACAACCTCACTCACGACACCTCCGTCAGTATCGGGAACGAGCGGTTAAGCTACGCCCTGCAGTATGCCCTCACGCAGTTTCCGGCGCTTGCGAAGAAGAACGGCTTCGGCAAGGTCGATCTCGCCCGAATGCTGTGGGCTCGTCTGCCTGTCTCGAATGGCGGCGAGCCGGACTTCGCGGGTTTGGTGGCCCGTTGGGAGCGTGAGGGGGTGATCCGATGATCGCACTCAACGCCGAACCCGCTCCGGCGCGCGCGCCTTGCGATCGGCGGAAGGTGGCGGCGGCGCTCTTACGCGCCGCCGGCTCCGTTCTCGACGGCACGGCGGGCGGCCCAGGAAGTCAGCAAGCCATCACGGCTACAATCCACGCTCGTAACGAGCTGGCGGCGCTTGGTTTTATTCAAGATGAGAAAGAGCTGCGTTGGGCGCTGAATGTCCTGCGCGGCGAGTGCGCCGGCGACATTCACGCGGCGGTCGTCCTGACGACAACGGCGACGACGCTCCTCAAAGCACAATTCAACGCGGAACAGCCGCAGCAGGTTCGGTGATGGAAGATTTCTCGCTGATCAAGCAAGTCAAGGAATGGTGGTGGTTGGTCAGCGTCGCCTCCACCTTTCTCTTTGCCATAGCGATGCTTTACCTCCGGGATAAGTTCACGACGAAGGAGGAGCATGCGCGGCAAACCGCAGAGCTTTCCGCGCAGATCGAGGGCGTGAAGAAGGACGTCGGTGGTGTCGGCAACCGTGTTGTGAAGCTGGAAAGCCTGACTGAGAATCTTCCCGATCGCGACACCTTCCATGCCATGGCCGAGCGTATCGGGGCCGTGGAGCGTGGTGTTGCGGTGACGACCGAAACCGTACGCGGCGTCGAAAAGATGGTCGGCAAGGTCGACCATACCCTAACCCTTATCCTTGAAAACCAGCTGAAAGAGGCCAACCGATGAGCCTTGTGGATGTGCTGGCGAAGGATCGCCGGCTTGCACTCCTCCGCTTCCTGTCCGAAGCGGATGGTTATTCGCTCAACGCCAGCGTCCTGACGACCGCACTGTCGGCTGTTGCGCACCGCGTTTACCGCGACACGATCGAGGCCGATCTCGTTCTTCTGGAGCAACACCAGCTCGTGACCCTGGAGCGCATGCCGCTGCCATCGGGCGAACTGATTTGCGCCACCCTGACGGCGCTCGGCATGGATGTGACCAACGGCCGCCCGCATCCCGTAGTCGCTCGCCCCACGCCGAAGGGATAGGCCATGGCGCGCACCTCGACGGTCGACAAGCTGCCGGCCGAGATCCGGGACCTAATCGGCCAGCTGAAGGATAAAGGACGGACCCTCGACGAGATCGTCGCTTGCCTTCGGCAGATGCTTGGCCCGGACGACGCGCCGTCGCGCTCGGCACTGGGGCGACACTTGCAGAAGGTGGAGGCAATCGCAGAGCGCATGCGCCATTCCCGCGTCGTTGCGGACACCCTCGTCCGGCAACTCGGTGAGGAGAGCACGGACAAGACGACGAGGCTCAACATCGAGCTGATGCACACCGTCATCTTCGACCTGGTCACAGCCGCGCAGATGGCGAATGGCGAAGACGGTGAACCGGCCTCGCTGACCCTCGACCCGGAACAGGTGATGTTCCTGGCGAAGAGCTTGGATCATCTCGGCAAGGCATCGGTCGCGGACGTGCAGCGCATCGAGAAGATTGAGAAACGCGCGGCCGAGAAGGCGAAGGTGGAGGCCGCAAAGGCAGTCGATAACGTGGCAAAGACCAAGGGCCTTACCTCGGACACGGTGGATGCGATTAAGCGTGAGATCCTCGGTATTCGATCGGAGCCCAAGGTTTGAGCAGGCCAATAACAGACGCAGAATGGGCGAAGCTACGGCAGGACAGCATTTCAATCCTGCCGGAGCAGCTTTCAAACGGGCTTCTGCCGGACGCGCTCCTGACGTATCAGAAGCGCGCAGTCGATCTCCTTGAAACCACGGCCGTCCTGCTCGTAGAGAAGAGCCGACGGATCGGCTTTACCTGGGGCCTTGCGGCCTACGCTGTGCTGCGAGCCGCGCGCAGCCGTAGCGCCGGCGGCATGGATGGAATGTATATCTCCTATAGCCAGGAGATGACACGCGAGTTTATTGATGCGGCAGCCATGTGGGCCAAGGCATTCGCGCTCGCGGCCGGGGAGATGGACACTTTCATCTTTGATGATGCGGACCCTGACAACCCTGCCGACACCCGTCAGATCCAAGCCTTCCGGATCCGGTTCGCCTCAGGCTTCGAGATCGTGGCGCTGTCAAGCGCTCCGCGATCGCTTCGTGGTAAGCAGGGCTTTGTCATCGTCGACGAGGCCGCGTTCGTCGACAATCTTAAGGAGCTGATGAAAGCTGCCTTAGCATTCCTGATGTGGGGTGGACAGGTTATTGTCGTGTCCACTCATAACGGTGCTGACAACTATTTCAACGAACTGATCCAGGATGTGCACGCGGGTCGCAAGCCATACACGCATATGCGGATCGACTTCGATCAAGCTCTATTGGACGGTCTGTATCAACGCATCTGCCTTGTCACCGGGAAGGAGTGGACAGCGGAAGCAGAGGCCGAATGGCGCGCTGAGATCGTCGCCTTCTACGGCGATGGCGCCGACGAGGAGTTGTTTTGCGAGCCAGCGCAGGGCGATGGTGTTTGGCTTCCCGCAACTCTGATTGAGGCGCGGATGACGGCCGATGCGCCTATCATTCGCTGGGAGCTTCCCGAGAACTTCTTGTCCTTGCCGGAGCTGAAGCGACAAGGTCTTGTCGAGGCATTTGAGGTGCTGATCGACGAGGCGCTCGCCAACTTAGACCCCGATGAGCCCCACGCTATCGGCTTTGACTTTGCCCGCGTCGCGGATCTTTCCGTTTTGACGGTCTTGGCCATACGCCGCCGGCTGGAGCGTGCGTTGCGCCTGGTCATTGAGATGCGGAGGATCCCGCACCGTGAGCAAGCTGCTATTACACAGCGCGTCGCTAAGCGGCTACCACGATTCCTCGGCGGTGCGTTCGACGCAACAGGCGCGGGTGAATTTGTGGCGGAGGATATGGTCCGCATCTACGGCGGCAGGGTTTCTTCGATCAAGATGTCGATCGATTGGTATCGCACGGAGATGCCACCGTTGAAAGCGGCCTTCGAGGACAACACAATCGCTATTGCCAGAGACAGAGATCACTTGGCCGATCTTCGTCTCGTCCGCAACATCAAGGGCGTGGCACGAGTGCCTGACGTACGCACGGGTGAGAAGGGCAAGAAACGCCATGGTGACTTCGCGGTGTCTCTCGCGCTGGCCTATCACGCGACCCAGATGGACATTCAGGAATTCGGTTACGAACCCGTCATCGGGGGCGATCCGACTTCTACAAACGGCAGCTTTCGCGACGACTTTGAGGATCGCGACCTCAGCCACCTTCCGCGCCTGAGAGGACATCTCTAATGCCCCGCCTGTCCACCATCCTCGGCCCTGATGGCGAACGCATCGATCTGGATGAACTGTTCGGTCCAGAAAAGGCCGGGCCGACGCTGACCGGCGTTCGCTCGCCGATCTCCGGCCATCCGGCGGAGGGGCTGACGCCGGCGCGCCTTGCAGCTATCCATCGCGCGGCGGCCATGGGCGATGCAACCGCCTATCTGGAGCTTGCAGAGGACATCGAGGAGCGCGATCCGCACTACCTCACGGTGCTCGGCACACGGAAGCGCGCGGTGGCGCAGCTCCCGATCACCGTTGAGGCGGCAACTGATGATCCAGAGCACGTCAAGCATGCCGACCTTATCCGCGAATGGCTCAACGGGGGCGCGCTCGATGCGGCGCTGTTCGACATCCTCGACGCCCTGGGCAAGGGCTTCTCCGTCCATGAACTCGAATGGGAAAGCACCCCGCAGCGGGTCGTGCCGAAGGACCTGATCTATCGGCCGCCGCAGTGGTTCACCTTCGACCAGACGGATCTTGAGACAATCCTTCTCAATGAAGGCGTAACGGGTGAGCCGCTGGCTCCCCACAAGTTCCTTGTCCACCGCCATAAGGCCAAGTCCGGCATCACGATCCGATCTGGCCTGGCGCGCGTTGCCTCGTGGTCCTGGATGTTCAAGTCCTTCACCCTGAAGGACTGGGCAGTCTTCGTGCAGAACTATGGCACTCCGATTCGGATCGGCAAGTACGACAGCACTGCCAGCAAGGAAGACAAGGAAGTCCTGTGGCGGGCCGTCGCCAACATCGCTGGCGATTGTGCGGCCATCATCCCGAAGGGGATGGAGATCGAGTTCATCAGCCTCAAGGACGTTGCGAAGGGCGCGGAGGTCTATGAGAAGCGATGCGACTGGCTCGATCGGCAGATCTCGAAGCTCGTCCTCGGCCAAACCACGACAACGGACGCCGTCAGCGGCGGCCATGCGGTGGCGAAGGAGCACCGGCTTGTGCAGGAGGACATCGAGCGGGCGGACGCGAAGCTCGTCTCCGCGACGCTGACACGCCACCTGGTGCCGTATATCATCGCCTTCAACTTCGGCCCGCAAGAAAAGTACCCGCGCATCCTGATCGGCCGGCCGGACGAGGTTCCGCTCCCTGTTGTGATTGAGGCGATCTACAAGCTTGGGCCCTTGGGGCTGACGGTAGAGGCCAGTCAGCTCCGCGATCGCCTGGGCTTTGCGGAGCCTGCGGCGGATGCCGTTGTCATCGGCGGCCGGAAGGCAGAGCCTGGGTCAACCGACGCGAGCCAGCACGGGCGTGGTCCGCTCGATCGTCTGCGCCACCTCATGTCACGCCACTCCAGCGCGCCGGAGCCGGAAGTCGTCGATCGCCTGACTGAGCGTCTGGCCGAGGATGCCGCTGGAGCGCTTGCCGGGCTGACGGATGAAATCCGGCAAGTCTTCGACAGCGCAACCGACCTCACTGACTTGATGGCGCGTCTCGAAGAGCTTGATCTCGATCAGGAACAGTATCAGGCCGCGATGGCGCGCGGCGTCGCCCTCGCACAGCTGGCGGGTCAAGCGTTCCTTCTCGACGAATTGAAGCAATGACCACGACGATCCAGGCGCTCGATCTTCCCTTTGACGAGGCGATAGCTTTCTTCCGTGAGAAGATGAGCGTCACGTCCGAGCACTGGACGGACATCTGGCAGAAGGCGAACTCGAGGGCGTTTACTGTCGCCGGCGCGACAACGCAGGCGCTCGTCGACGACTTCCGCCGCGAGGTGGCGAAGGCGCTGGAGCGAGGCACAACGCTCCAGGACTTTCGTCAGTCCTTCGACGACATCGTGAAGCGCCATGGTTGGGAACATGTTGGCAAGCCCGGTTGGCGCTCGCGCGTCATCTACGAGACAAACCTGTCCATGGCCTATGCGGCTGGGCGTTATGAGCAGATGACCGAACCCACAACGCTCACCATGTATCCCTACTGGCAGTATGTCCATTCAGGCGCGAAGCATCCGCGTCAGGAACATCTGTCTTGGAACGGCCTCACATTGCGGGCCGACGATCCTTTTTGGAAAACGCACTATCCGCCGAACGGCTGGAACTGTGGCTGCCGCGTCCGTCCACTCTCCGCGAAGGGATTAGAGCGCCAGGGCAAGTTGAAGCCGGACGTTTCGCCGATCATCGATACGCGCCCCTGGACCAATCCCAAGACAGGCCAGATCGTTCATGTTCCGGTCGGGATTGATCCTGGCTTCGATTACAATCCTGGCGACGCGTGGAGGCAGTTGGGGAGCGCAACATGACCGGCATTACCCTCGAAACCAAGATCGACGCCAAGGCCGCCATTGTAGCCTTCAGAAAGGTGCAGCGCCGTGTCGCTGACATGACGCCTTTGATGCGGGCGATCGGCACAGGGCTGGTCGAGAACACTCATACCCGCTTCGAGCGCGCGCAGGATCCACAAGGCCGCGCCTGGAAGCCCGTCAGCCCAACCTATGCGCTCGGAAAGCGCGGGCCGGGCATTCTGCGCGAAAGCGCCATGCGCGGCGGTCTGATGGGCTCGATCACCTTTCGCGCGTCTGCGCAGTCGGTCGCTGTCGGCAGCAACAAGGTCTATGCCGCCGTTCACCAGCTCGGCGGCACCATCTCCGCGAAAGGGTCGCATCTGGTTTTTCCAATGGGCAACCGCATGGTCTTCGCCAAGTCCGTCACCATTCCGGCGCGTCCATTTCTCGGCATTGGCCGCGAGGATGAAGAGACGATTCTCGAAGTTCTTGAAACCGCGCTCGATCCGGACAAGGGTCTCTAGACGATCCGCGTTTGAGCGCGTATCTCTCCTTGCGGGGTACTCCTCTCGTATGAGAGTATTTTAAGAGCCCGTAAGAGGCATAAGAGCGGGCTTCGCCTCATCGCTGCCACATCGATGGCACCTCGGCAGTAAGAAGCCGTCAGCGGCGAAAAATTCACGCACGATAGAAATCGTTCAGCCACAGCCCTGTGGCATGAACACGAGCAGTCGCGTCTGCCAAGTTGGCATCGTTATGACGACGATTGTGACCTCCTTGAACTCGAACATCCCCGCTGGGCAAGCGATCCCGGAATGGATCCATCTTGTCCCGGCGGGGACCTTTTATGGCGAGGATGGTCGTGGGCCTTACATCCTGCCGGAGAACGTCGATGAACTGATCCGCAAGTCGATGATGGCGGGCAAGCTCGCCATCGACGAAAACCATGCGACCGATCTTGCCGCGAAAGAAGGACGGCCTGCGCCGGCGCGCGGCTGGATTGTGAGCTTGGAGAAACGCGACGACGGCCTATGGGGCCGTGTCGAATGGACTGCCTCGGGGCGCGCTCTTCTCGAAGACCATGCCTATCGCGGCATCTCCCCGGTCATCATGTCAGAAAAGAAGACCGGGCGGATCGTTAAAGTCCTGCGCGCCTCGCTCACGAACGATCCCAATTTCCACCTCACGCATCTCCATCATTCACGGAGCCAGGATATGGACCTGATCGAGAAGCTGCGCAAAGCGCTGAACCTTGGGGCCGATGCCTCCGAGGCCGACGTGCTGGCTGCAGCGACGGCCGCGAGCGCGGCTGTCACCACACACGCCGCCAGCTTGAAGACGATCGCCGAGGCGGCGGGCCTGAAATCCGAGGCGGCGGTCGACGATCTCGTGACGCACCTGCAGTCGCGCACGGCGGACTTCAAGAAGCTCGGCGATGCTGCCGGCATCCAGGGCGACGTGACCGTCGACGCGCTCGTGACGCATCTGCAGGCCAAATCCGACAAGGGCGACAAGGGTGACGAGAAGACGATCATCTCTCTGCAGTCGCAGCTCGACACGCTCCGCAATGAGCGCGCCAAGGAAAAGGCCACCGCCGCCATCGATAAAGCGATCGAAGGCGGCAAGCCGATCAAGCCGCTGCGCGATCGCTACATCGATCGGCACATGAAGGACCCGGAGGGCGTCCAGGCGGAGCTTGACGCGCTTCCCTCCATCCACGCCGGCGGATCCCCGGCGACCCGCGAGCCCGCAAATAAGGACGAGGCTGCGCTCGACGACAACGATCTTCATATCTGCGAACTCATGGGCATCGACCCGAAGGAGTACGCGAAGACGAAGAAGCTGCAGGTGGAGAAGCTCTGATGGTGGCGACCAAGGATCGTACGATTCCGACCCGTGGCGGCGATGCCTACGGATACTCGGTCAAAGGTGGGGTGCGCCTCTTCAAGCGGACGCTCGTGGCTTTGACCGCTGCCGGTCTCGCCGTGCCTGCCGGCACCGCTGGCGCAGTGGCGATCGCCGGCGTTGCGAGCCATCACGCGGACAACCGCGAAGGGCTCGACGGCGACGGCAAGCTGCGTTGCGAGAAGGGGGCTTTCCCCTTCGACTTCGCCGCTGCGCCGACCTTCGCCGACATCGGCAAGGCCGTCTATGCGGTCGACGACAACACCGTGTCGCTCGACAATTCCGGTGGAACCCGCCTGCGGGCCGGTACGCTGGAAGGCTTCGAAGATGGCCTGATCTGGATCCGCGTCTGACGCGACCAAAACGAAAGCAAGCATCCCATGGACGTCACTCCTCAGAACCTCCGCGCCATCTACACGTCGCTGTCGACATCATTCAATCAGCGGCTCCGCGCCACCACGACGCTCTATGGCCGCGTGGCCATGGACGTGAACTCGACCAGCTCGAAGAACGAGTATCCGCGTCTCGATGACCTTCCGGGTTTCCGCGAATGGGTCGGTGATCGGCATGTCCATGACTTGTCCGAGATGACCTATGCCATCCAGAACAAATCGTTCGAGAAGACGATCGGCATCGACCGCGACAAAATCGAAGATGACGAGATCGGGATATTCACTCCTGTCGTACAGCAGTTCGGCCAAGACACTGCTCTCTTCCCGGACCTGCTTGTCTTTGACCTGATGAAGCGTGCCAATCAGGTTGTGTGCTACGACAGTCAGTACTTTTTCGACACCGATCATCCCAGCTACAATGATCAGGGGCGCGAGATCTCGGTCTCGAACTTTCAAGCCGGCGCAGGTCCGGCCTGGTATCTGATCGACGACAGCCAGGTCATCAAGCCCTTCATCTACCAGAAGCGCAGGCCCTTCACCTTCGTCTCGCGAACGGCGCTCACCGACGACAATGTCTTCAACGCGAAGAAGTTCGTCTACGGCGTGGACGGTCGCTGCAATGTCGGCGTCGGCATGTGGCAGACGGCGTTCATGTCAAAGGCAGCACTGACGCCGGATAACTATGCAGCCGCCCGCGCCGCGATGACGTCCATCCGCCGCCGAGACGGCGCGCCGCTCGCAATCGCTCCACGTATCCTGGTCGTGCCGCCGGCGCTTGAAGGAGCCGCCCGTGCGCTCATGGCTAACGACATGATTAGCAAGGACGTCGGCGGCACCCCGGTTGCCGTTAGCAACGAGTGGAAGGGAACGGCCGAAGTCCTCGTCGTTCCGTACCTCGGCTAAGAGGAGGGGCTCATGAAGCTGCGCATCCTCTGCAGTCGCCCCGGCTTTCGCCGGGCCGGCGTGGCCCATCCGGCCGACAAGACTTGGCCGGCGGACGCCTTCACCGAAGAGCAGCTTGAGCAGCTTCGTGCCGAGCCGCTCCTCACCGTGATCGAGGTTGAGGCGGGGAGCCCGCAGGGCAACGAACCGTCTCAGATCTCCGTGAATACCGAGGCGACCGGGATAGCCCCCGGCTCGCAGCACGGCGCGGCTGGCAACCAGACGGGTGCCGGTCAGGAGAGCCAGGGCGGCTCTAGCTCTGGTGCTTCCGACGAAGCCAGCAAGGGAGCGGAGGGCAATTCAACCGCGCCGTCCGCTCCCGCCAAGAACACCAAGCCGAAGGCCGTCAAGGCCACGGCGAAGAAATAACCCCCGAGCGAGGGGCGTGCCGGCTTCGTCGACAAGGCCGGCATCGGGAGTGCGAACCGAGCCCCGCCAGATCTGGGCCTGCGCCGTGTCGACCGGCGCAGGCCGCCACGAATTTCCACGGTCATGATGGCTTATCGCTACGCATCAGTTGAGGACATGGTCGCCCGCTTCGGCGAAGGCGAGATGCTGCGCCTGTCCGTGGCGGATGGCGATCTTCCCGACAGCATCCTGCCGGAGCGCATCGAGAAGGCGCTCACCGATGCGACGGACCTTATCGATAGCTATCTGCGCAGCCGCTACACGGTTCCGCTCGCTCCTGTTCCGGAAGCGATCCTGCGCGCGGCCTGTCATCTGGCGCGCTATGATCTGTCGAACAGCGGCGACAAGACGCCGACCGAGGCGATGAAGGACAGCCGTGCGGAGATCATCGCGTGGCTGACGAAGCTCAGTAAGGGCGACGCCTCACTCGAAGGTGCAACGCCGATTGCAACAGCTGGCGGAGCGCGCACGTCGGATCGCCCCGTCATGTTTGGCCACCATCAGTTGAGGGGCTGGTGATGCCGACCCTCGATCCGTTCACCTCGTTCACTAAGGCCGTCGAAGCGCGGCTGCGCATCTGGTTCCTTGATAAAAAGTGGGCGTTTCACATCGTGCCGAGCCAGCTCACGGTTCGTGAGTTCGAGCAGATCTCGACGCGCACGCCGCTTCTTGCCTTCGCCTGGACGAAGATCACCCCGCCCGCAAACGGCGGACGGTCTTTTTCGGGGCAAGCCGAGTTCACGCTGACCATCGTCGTGAAGAACCAGGCCGCCGGCGCAGCGCGCTATTTCGGCGATAGCCAAGGAGTCGGCCTTTTCCCGGCTGCCGCGCTTGCGATCGCAGTCCTCAACGGATGGACCGTAAAGGGGTTGGGCACGCTGTTCGTCACGGATGCCAACCAGACCTATGCGGATGGTCTCAACGATCACAGCCTCGCCATCGCCACGATCGATCTGAAGGCGACAATTGCATTTGGCGACTTCCTCGGCGCAGTCGACGCCGCTCCCGATTTTCTTGCGCTCTCGACACAGTGGGATGTGTCCCCGGCCGAGGACGCGCCGACCGACCTCATCGAGCCGCGCGAAGGCGCGTAATCACCGGAGAGCCTATATGCGTGACAAAACGAAGATCTACGCCAAGCCGGCCGAGGGACGCACGGTCCCTCTCGTTGACGGAAGCCCCTGGCCGGCCGAAGGCGCGTGGGTCGATCTGCAGGATCGCTATTATCGTCGTCGCCTTGCTGACGAGGACATCATCAAGACTGATCCTGTCGTCGCTGAGGCTACCGGCAAGGGCAACGCAATCGGCGAGACCGATCCGGCCACGTCTGCAGAGGCCGGCGCGACCGCAACGACCGATCCATCCGACGCGGCCGATACGCCGACGACGGGTGATGACGATGCCCGCTCGGCCACCGGCCGGCGCAAGTCCCGCTAACCCTTTTGCGAAGGAGCCAGGATCCCTATGGCGACCCAGACCACAACCTTCAACGAGATCCCTTATGACTGGCTGAAGCCGGGCACCTTAGTTGAGGTGCGGCCGAATTATGGGCGCATGGGACTTGTCCCGTTCCCGGTGCGCGCGCTCCTGATCGTGCAAAAGCTGGAGATCGGAACGGCGCAGGCGAAGAAGCTCTATCGCATCACTCGCGACGAGGAGGGCACCGCACTCTGCGGCGCAGGCTCGATCGGCGACCAGATGGTACGGAGCTTCCGCAAAACCAATCGCACGAACGATCTTTCGATCCTAGCGCTCGATGACGCCGCCGTGGGCGCAGCCGCTGCCGGCAAGTTCGTCTTCTCTGGCAATGGCGACGGCCCGGTCTCCCTCTATATCGGTAAGACGCGAGTTCGCGTCGGCGGCACGATCGCGACCGCGCCAGGGGCGCGTGCGGCGGCAGCCGTTGCTGCCATCAACGCTGATACTTCGTTGCCGGTCACGGCTCTTCAGGGCAGTGGCGCTGCGACCAACGAGGTCTTGCTGACCGCGAAACACAAGGGCGAATGCGGCAACGCCATCAGCCTCCGGGTTGCGCGCCGCGTTGACGAGACCGTGCCGTCCGGCCTCCAGGTCACCGTGACGGCCATGGCGGGCGGAGCCGGCAATCCGGACATCGTCGGCGCACTCGACGCAATCGTCGGCCAATGGTTCACGGATATCGCCATCGCGTGGGATGACAGCAACAACCTGCTCGCGTTCCAGGAAGAACTGAAAAAGCGCTACATGGCGATGGGCAAGCTCGATGCCCACGGATATTTCGGGACGCGCGGCACCTTCGGTCAGCTGACAACGAAGGGTGGCGTAACGAATTGTCCCAACCTCACGGCTGCTCCCGGCGCGAACAGATCAGCCAGCGCGCCATGGGAATGGGCTGCGGCTCTTGCCGGCATCGGAACCTTTCATCTCACCAACGACCCGGCGCGCCAGCTGCGCAGCCTCGTCCTGCCGGGCATCGACGCGCCGGATCCGGGCGACCGCTTCACGGATACCGAGCAGGATCTTCTCCTGCGCGCCGGCATTTCGACCTTCAACGTACTGGATGACGGCACCGTTACCCTTGACCGCGTGGTGACGACTTACAAGCAGTCGTCGCTCGGTATCCTCGATCGTGCCTGGCTCGATATCATGGTGCCGAAGACATTGACTCGGATCCGCTACGATTGGGCATCCTATGTCAGTCTGCTCTATCCGCGTCATAAGTTGGCCGATGATGACAGTCCGGCAGCTCACGCAAGCGACGCGGTCGTGACCCCTCGTCGCATGCACGGGACCTGGGCTAGTCGCTGCAAGCTCTACGAGCGGCAGGGCTGGATCGAGGACGCGACCCGCACCGTCTCCGAGAGTCGGTTCTACCGTTCGGAAAATGATCGTAACCGCATGGAAAGCAACCAGCAGATCCAGATCATCGGCAATCTGATGGTCCTTGCTGCTGCGTTGGAATTCCAGGTCTGAGAAAGGGATAAGCCGTGACGCAAGTAGTCGGCATCATCGATATCGTTTGGAAGGGGACGAATATCCCCGTTGAAAAAGGGGCCAAGGCGAAATTCGGCGGCCTCACCAACAATCCTGTCGTCGTCGGTCGCAGTGTCATGCGCGCACAGGAGTTCAAGGCTGGCGAGGTCAGCGCCAAGACTGCCCTGCGGCGCGGCCAAAGCGCCAAGGAGCTTTTCAAGAACGAGGAGGGCGAGCTGCAGGTGCAGTTCGATACCGGGCAGACCTACATCTGGCCCGATGCATTCTTGAGCGGGGATATCCCTGACATCACGGGCGGCGAAGGCGGCCAGATCGAACTCAAGTGGAGTGTCGGCGAACCGGAGGAGATCATCGGATGAAGACGAACCAAGTGACTGTCAATTTGGATGACGAATCCGAAATGCCGGTCGTAAACGATACGCTGGTGCTGGACGAGCGCGGAAATGCCTCTCTAGACACCGTGGTCGATGAGGACGGAGACGATGGCCGGTCTCTGCCCAAGAATGCCGTGCTCAATGCGGACGGCACGGTGACGCTGACGCTGCTTTACCCTCGAACGCTGAAGGTCAAATCAGCCGGTGTGGTGAGGGATGAGGAGTACGCGAAACTCACCTTCCATCGCCTCAACGGCGCCGATATGCGCGCTATTTCGTCGTCCTCGAATGAGAGCCGGGTGCTGGTCTCTTTCTCGAAGTCGACCAAGATCAAGCAGGCGGTCATGAACCATCTCTTCGATCTGATGGACGGCGCTGATATCCAGGCGTCCGGCGAGGTGATCGAGTATTTTTTCGAGAGTGGCCGGAAGACTGGCCGGTAATCATGGCGAACGTCGCCAAGTACTATGGCGGCGGTTGCCCTCCCATCGACGCCATGACCGTCGATGACCTGCGCTTTTGGCACAATGCCGGCGCAGCCCTCGAAGAGCGCATCAGAGCCGAGACATCTTCATGAGCAGACAACTCACAGTCTCCGTTCTGGTGCGGCTCCAAGACATGTTTTCTTCAGGTCTCAGCGGTCTCATGCGTCGCTTGCAGTCGTTCGGAAGCGGCTTTGGGCAGAAGATCAAGGCTCTCGGGTCATCGCTCGGAAATATCGGCCGGCAGGTCGGTATTCTCGGCGGCGCGGTCGCCGCGCTGTCATTCGCAGCGCCACTGCAATCGGCGGCGGCTTTCGATGGACAGTTGCGCGATATCGCCATCACGGCCGGCAAGACCGGAACGGCTGTTGAGCAATCAATCGCTGAGCAGCAGAAGCTCTATCACAAGCTCGCCCTCGAAGTTGGTCAGCGGTCGCGGGATCTCGCGGCGGGTGGCCAGCTCCTGGTGGCTGCCGGCATGGAGCAAGGTCTTATCGACCAGCTCATGCCGACCATCGGGCGCGTGGCGACTGCCGCCAATGCAGCGGTCGACGACGTAGCCAAGACTGCTTTCGCGCTTAACGACACGCTCAAGATCAACCCAGACCAGATGGAGCTTGCGCTCGCAAAGCTCGTCACCGCAGGCAAGCTCGGCCGATTCGAATTCAAGAACATGGCCTCGGAATTTCCCGAGCTGACCCAGCAGATGGCGAAGTGGGGCGTGACCGGGCTTGAGGCTGTCGAGACCCTCGGGGCCTCGCTTCAAATCGCCATGAAGGGCGCTTCCGATCCGAAGGTCGCCGCGAACAATCTCAAAAACTTCCTCACGAAAATGGCCTCACCAGAAGCCAGGAAAAACTTCGAGGAGATGGGCGTCGACATCGTCAAGGTCATGCAGGACGCGACCGCAAAGGGCATCAACCCAATGGAAGCGGTCATTCAGAAGATCAACAAGCTGACCGGGACCTCCAAGAAGGAGGTCGACGACATCATCAAGAACGCGAAGGCGGGCGGGGCTTCGGACAAGGAAGCTCTCGACCAAGTCCGTCAACGTATCGAGCAGCTGACACGCGGCACGAAAGTTGGCGATCTGTTCGCGGACATGCAGGTGCTCGACTTCCTGGTCCCCATGCTCGGCAACTTGGAGAAGTACAAAGAACTGAAAGATGGTATCGGCAAGTCCGACCTGAAGGTCATCGATGACGATTTCGGTTCGCGTATGAACGGGCTTGAAAAGCAGCTGGAGCGGTTCGCGGAAGTCGGCGACCAGGCGCTTCGACGCGTTGGCGTCGCCTTCGCGAAGAACCTGTCTTGGGTCAGCGATAGCATTGCAAAGGTCCTGGAAGGCGTCGCTTGGCTGGATAAGGAATTCCCTGGTGCAGTCGACGGATTTCTGACAGTGGCTGGCGGGGCCATCCTTCTTGCCGGTGGCCTTGGCATCCTCATGCCTGTCTTTAGCACCCTGGGGGCCGGGCTAAGCCTCATCGGCAGCCTGCTCGCGGTGCTTTTCTCGCCGATTGGCATCCTTGTCGCCCTTCTCGCAGGGGCCGCGATCATCATCATCCGCAACTGGAGCACCTTCGCTCCGTTCTTCTCGCGGCTGTGGGACGGCATAAAGCAGACGTTCAATGGCGTGGTACAGTTCTTCTCGTCGCTGTTTTCCGGTGACCTCGCCGGAATGAAAGCGGGCTTCGAACAGGCGATGAGCGGCATTTCGTCCGTTGCCTCGGCCCAGTGGGACATCGTCAAAAACGTCTTCAAGATCGCGATTGATGGGATCGATGGGTTGATCGCGGCCTACCTGCCGGAGAGCTGGAACAACGCCTGGATCGCGGTGAAGGCCTCCTGCGAGCAGTTCATCACCTGGTTGTCGGACTGGGCCTCTCGTTCGATTGAAGGCATTAGGCAAGCGTGGAGTGCTTTGACTGGCTTCTTCACCGAGCTTTGGGCAAAGGTCCGTGCACCATTCGACGAATTCATCGCCTATGTGATGCAGGGCATCGGCCGCATTCAGGGCACGATCGACGGCATCAAAAGCTTCTTTAGCCTGGGTTCGTCGCCGGCTGCCACGCCGAGCGCTGCGAATGGCGTCGCGCCGGCGGGATCTGACGCAGCCAAGCCCGGCTTCACGCCGGGCGCGGTGGGTGCCCCGGCCGCGCCTGCGACATCCGAAACAACCAAGTCCGGCTTTGCGCCGATCTCGACTGTCGGCGGCAGCAAAGGGTTTGTTCCTGCGAACCTGGGCTCCTCCAAGGACCAGAACGTCGGTGGCAAGATTGTTGTCGAGGCCGCGCCGGGCACCACAGTCAAGAACGTCCAGTCGGACAATCCGGCAGTGCCGATCGTGCCTAACCGGGGCACCGTTGTCGGTCGCGTTTGAGGCTGCTCATGACCATCTTCGATCACGAGTATGATCTGCTGCCCGGTCTCCTTCCGGGCGCGTTCCGGGGCGTTCCGTTCTACGTCGTCGATGCCGGTCATGACGTCGGCAGGCGCATCGTCACGAGCTATTTTCCAGGGCTCGATGCAAAGACCCATGAGGATCTCGGCATCCTCGACGGGCTGATCGATATCGCGGGACTGGTCATAGGCGATGACTATGTCGCTCAAGCGGAGGCGCTCCGGCGCGCATTTCAAACTCCCGGCCCCGGCACTCTCTTTCATCCCTGGATCGGTGAGCTGACAGTCATCCTTCCGCAACCGGCGCGGATAGACTTCAGCGTCACCGAGCTGCGCGTCGCGCGGATCCAGGCGACCTTCGAACGCACATCTGCTCCTGCCGTTCTTGGTCTCTCGACTCTCACCCGGCTCATCTCGACGCTTCGATCCGTCGCAACCGCCGCGCAGAGCCTAACCGCTGGCCTTTTGAGCGGGCGCGCCGTTCCGATGATGTTCTGGACTGCCGCGCGCTCGATGGCAGACAGCGTCGTTGCCGTCATCTCGGACGAGGTCAGCCGCTCCCAAGGTTCGAGTAAGCTCTTACCGGCCGTTGACGCCACGAAAACTGCACTTTCTTCGGTGGACGCAATGCTGGCCGATGCGGCACCGGCAGCTCTCGCAGCCGCGATATCGACCTTGGCGGACCCTATTGTTGACCTTGCGAGCCCGGCGATCAGCCGCGCGATAGGTCTTGGTGGAAAGCCGCTGCCGGCAGCTCCGTCCGTGCTCGATGCTCGCAGTGTCAGTTCTCTCCTCCTTCGCGTCGGCCGCACGATCTCGACCCTTGAAGCCTTTGGGATGACTGATCGGGCGGTTGCTGTCCTGTCACAAGCCGCCGTCGTCGTGGGCGCTGGCCGCTTGGTCTCTGAAGTAGATTTCGAGAGCCGCCAGGAGGCTCTCCGCTGGCGAGACCAGCTTGATGCCGCGCTTCAGCAAGTCGGTCGGGACGCCTCGCTCCTCATGACGGAGAATGTGGGTCTGGCCGCACAGGTCTGGAATACGGCCGAGGCGGCACGTGCGGCGCTCGCACTGGATCTCAATGAGGTTCTCGGCCGGCTGCCTTCCGTCCGGACGATCACGCCGCCGGGCACGGTTTCCGCGTTCTTGCTGGCCCAACATCTGGTCGGTGACGACCCGCGCAAGGTCGTGGCGATGGCGGAGGATATTCGTCGCCGCAATCGCCTGCATCATCCGGGCAGCATCCCGCCCGAACCGCTGGAGGTGCTGCTGTGAGCCTCTACGGTTTGATGGGGCACAATAGTCTTGCGACCCGCCGTGTCGCTGCCGAGATCGACGGGCGAGTCTTCGATCTCTGGACACGACTTGCGATCGACCGCGACCTGTCCGAAATCTGCGGCTCGTTTCAACTCGAGTTGCGGGACGGCGCGCGCAATCTCGCATCGTGGCCCTATGTCACGCCTGGCGATCCGATCTCGCCGTTCCATTGGGGGCAGAAGGTCAAGCTCTATGTCGACGAGGAGCTTGTGCTCGTCGGATGGATTGACGATGTGAATCCCTCGGCCGACGAAGGCAACCTGGGAGTTAGCATCTGTGGGCGGGACGTTGTCGGCGACTTGGTTGATTGCGCGGCCTCCGTTGAAGGGCCGACAGAGTTCAAGGGCCTCGACCTGCTACAGATCGCCGAGCGGTTGGTAAAGCCTTTCGGCCTGAAGGCGCGGGCAGACGTCGACGTCGGGCCGGCGTTTGACCGCTACACCTTCGACTGCGGTGAGACGGTTCTTTCCGCTCTTGAGAAGGGCGCTCGCCAACGGGGTCTCCTCGTCACTTCGGATGGGATCGAGGGTATCGTCCTCACGCATTCCGGTAAGCAGCGCGGCGCTGACGATCTGTCGTTTCCCGGTAACGTTCGGCGTAGCGATGGCAACTTCTCAGGCCGAGAGCGGTTCTCTGATTACTATGTCAAAGGGCAATCGGAACGCGCCGGCGGCGCGCGCCGCAAGGGCGTCGCACTCGACGGAACGGCGGAGCCTTTGGGGGCGGCGTCTCCCATCCAGTCGGAGGAGAAGCGCGGTGTTACCATCCAGGGGCACGCGAATGATCCCGAGGTCACACGTTATCGCCCGACCGTATCGATGACGCGCAGCGCGGCGACTGCCCAATCGGCTCAGACGCAGGCAGATTGGATGATGCGGACCCGCCGCGCGAAGAGCGACAAACTCGACTATCTTTACCCTGACTATCGCGGATCGAGCGGTCGGCTTTGGCGGCCGAACGAGATCTCGTTGGTTGATGACCGCTATCAGGTCGTCGAGCGCGATCTCCTCGCTGCCGGCGTGACCTTCCTCTACGACGAGCGCGGCACTCAAACCCGCCTGCGACTGACTGGGCCGGAGGCATACGACATGGATCCCGAAGGCGACCGTCGCTGCAACAAGAAGCGCCGGCGGGGCGGCGGGGCGCTCGACGGCACCGCAAGAGCATTGTGAGGCTGGCAATGTCGGATATGGAAACGGCTCACCAGATTCGTGGCATCGTGGCGCGCGCTTATGTTCACGCCGTCAACGATAACGAAGAAAGCCAGACCGCGAACGTTACGGTCTACCAAGGGGTTGATCGGAGCGACGTGGAGATCCTTCAGCCCTTCGGCTTCGCGTCTCGCGCTCCAGCGGGCAGTCTCATGGTCGTGTTCGCAGTGGGCGGTGATCAGGGAGACCTCGTCGGCTTTGCGCCAGGTGCTCCGTTCGCGCGCCTCGGCAAGCTCGAAGATGGCGAAACCGCTATCTACACGCTCGATGGGTCACGCGTTCACGTCAAGAAGGACGGGTCGATCGAGATCCTATCCAGCAAGCGGGTTCTCGCCAAAGTCAAAGACGCCGAGTATGAGATCACCGAGGACATGATCCGTGGCCGCATCGGCAATGAACGCCAGCCGCGTTTTGTGGTCCGGCCGGATTATGTGAAGATGCGGTGTGAGCCGCATTGGCTCGTCGTCAGCAAGACTGGTATCTTCTCGTCGACTGCAATTGTCGTCAGCCCCGATCCCGAGCCCAACGTTTAGGCTCAGCCAAAGCCCTATGGCATGATGCGTTCCGCGCGCGCGCGATAGCGTGCGTGTCATGGCGGATTTTCTCGACATCGCTCTGATCTTCGATCCTGTAACCAGGCGCGCCGACCTCGCGCTTGGCGAGGACGGCGATCTCGTGCTCGATGACACGCCTGCCACGCCGATGCTGATCTCCATCGGCTCCGATCGGCGCGCCCGGTCGGACGATACTCTTCCCAGCGGTATCGGCGACCTCAACGCGCCGACATCATTTGTCGAGCGGCGCGGATGGTCCGGCGACGCGCTCGATGCGCAGGGCCGGCGCATAGGATCGCGCCTCTGGCTGCTCGATCGCGCGAAAGCTTCGGAATTGACGCGGCGTCTGGCCGAAATCTGGGCCGCCGAGGCGTTGGAATGGATGAAGGCTGAGACGGGAACGGCTGCCGAGGTCGTAGCAACCTGGGTCCGCAAAGAGGTTCTGTCGCTGGTCGCATCCTATAACGGCATGCGCGTCGAAATCCTGCGGAGGTTCGGCTGATGCCCTTTCCTCTGCCGTCGATCGATGATCTTGTCCGTCAGCAGGAAGCCTTCATGGAATTTTCTCTTCGCCGCTTTGCGGAGGCGAAGGGGTTGAACGTGTCACCGGAGGCCATCGCACGTGCGGTGCGCTCGCCGGTCGGTATGGTCAGCGCGATCGTGCGCGGGCAGGCACAAAGCCTCTACACTTGCCATCAGCATCTGCGTTGGTGGGGCGACCAGTACATGCCGGACACGGCGGAAATCGAGCAGCTCATCCGCCATTCGGGAATTTGGGGCATCTTTCGCCGGCCGGCGACGAAAGCTATCGGCAAGGTCGTCTTTGAGGGTTCGCCCGGCACGGCCATTCCGGTCGACTTGGAGCTTCGGTCGGCAAGCGGCGTCCTCTACCGAACGACCACACTTGGTGCGATCCCGGCCGGTGGATCGGCCACAGTCAATATCAGCGCATCGGACGCTGGCGTCGCCGGGAATTTGGCGGGCGGGTCCATTCTAACTCTTGTTTCGCCACTCGTCGGGCTGTCTCAGCAACGCGGCATCGTCGACGCGGAAGGGCTTGCCGGCGGTGCGGAGGAGGAGGATCTAAACTCACTCCTCGATCGCCTCCTGAAAAGGATCCGTGAGCCGGCGCACGGCGGGGCGTTCTTCGACTATCCGAATTGGATCTTCAACGCCTTCGCGGCCTCGCATGTGCGGACGCTGCCGAATTGGGTCGGCAAAGGCACTGTCGGCGTCTGTATCGCCATGGGCACCAAGGCGGAACCGCGCGTTCCCACGTCGACAGAACTCGATGCGATGCTTGACTACCTCGGTCGCGTAAACAGCCAGACACAAGGGGTCCGGCCGGTGACGGCTGAAGTGGTCATGGTGCCTGCGGAGTTGTTGCCGGTGCCGATGCAGGTACGCCTGACGCCGGATGAGATCGCGATCCGCAACGCCGTGACATCGGCGCAGAAAGCCTTTTTCGCGAGGGATGCGGCGATCGGTGAAAAGCTCTATCTGTCGCGTCTGTCCGAGGCGATTTCGGCGGCGCAGGGTGAGTACGCGCACGATCTGCTCGACCCGGTTGCAAACGTTGTGCCAACTCCGCGTCAGTTGCCCGTGCCGGGGTCTGTCACATGGGCGGGTCCATTGCCATGAGCCGGTCCGACGACGCTGCCCTCGAAGAGCTTTTGTCTTACGTGCCGCCTGGCTGGGTCTGGCCGCGCGGCGAGGACACTTTGCTTGCTGCTCTCTTATGGCCCCTCGCTGCCGGCATCGCCATCATCGAAAAGCAGGCCGAGGACATGATGGCGGAGATCGATCCGCGTACCGCCGTTCACTGCCTGCCGGATTTCGAGCGCGTTCTTGGCCCCGATCCGTGCGGTCGCGATCCATCGACCATGTCCCTCAACGAGCGTCAGATGCTGGCGCACTCGCGGTGGACGGCGCGCGGCGGACAGAGCATCCCTTACTATGTTGATCAGGCCGCGAAACAGGGCGTCCCGATCACGGTCAAGGAGTTCAAGCCGAGCGAGGCAGACTTGCTCTGCGCGGATGATGAATTGATCGAGGATCCCGAACAGTTTGCGTGGGTCGTCGAGTTGGCCCTCACCAAGATCACCGAGTTCACGGCCGGCGAGAGCGAGGCCAACGATTATCTCTACGAAACCCTTCTCTCAGGCGTGGAATGCGACATTCGGAGGGCAAAGCCAGCCCATACTGATGTCGCGTTCTCGTATGTCTAGTTCTGGAGTCCGACATGGAGCGCATCAACCACGAGACGGCAGTCGATATCGGCGGCGGCAAGAAAGGGTTTCGCGGCCGCGACACTATGGGCGGGGCGACCGGAACGCGCGTGACGCCGAAGTGGCTGAATGATTTTCAAGAAGAACTGTGCGGGGTCGTCGAGTACCTCGATACATTGGACGGATCGAAGCGCGATCAGCTTTTGCGGGTCATCAGGACGTTGGTCCAGCAGCAAAAGGATAACTACAAGGCTGCGGCGGGCTCGGCGAATGTCTTGACCCTGACTCCCGATCTGCCCCTGACCAGCTATTTCGACGGTCTTACATTGCGCTTCCAGGTGCTGTCGTCGAACACAACGGGCGCTACCCTGAACGTCAGCGGTCTCGGCGCGAAGACGATCCTGCGCCAATCCGGCGAGGCGCTACAGGCCAACGATCTCAAAGGCGGGGCGGTGGTTGAGGTCATCTACTCCGGCGGCTCGTTCTACCTCAACGGATCATCGTCTTTTCCGATTCAGTCGGGCTCCTCGAACTATGCAGCTACGGCCGGCACTGCCAACGCACTGACGGTGACGCTGAGCCCGGTCCCCACGTCGCTTACGACTGGGATGGTGATCCGCGTCAAGCCTAGCTTCAGCAATACGGGCGCAGCGACAATCAACGTCAACGCCCTCGGCGCAAAGAGCATCGTGCGACCGGACGGGACCTCTCTGCAGGCGAATGATCTGGTGGCTAATCGAGTCGTCGAGCTGGTCTACGACGGCGCCAACTTTGAACTTCTCACACTCAGTCCGTATGCGATCCAGTCCGGAAGCGCGATCTATGCGGACGACACCGGAGCGGCGAACGCGATCAGCATAGTTCTGACACCGACGCCGACCTCATACCTGAAGGGGATGGCCGTCCGGTTCCTTGTTGCGGCACCGAACACTGGATCTGTAACCATCAACGTCAATGGCCTGGGCGCGAAGAGCCTTACCTATAGCGACGGAAGCGATCTTCAGGCGGGCGATCTGCAACTTGGGAACCTCATCGAGGCATCTTACGACGGCGCGAAGTTTCAACTGATCAACATTACCTTTCGCGCGTTGCGAGCGCTTGCTTCACAGGTCGGTCGCACGCAGATATTTTTCTCGTCCGGCACCTTCACCGTGCCAGCGGGTGTCACCTCCGCGGAAGTCGAGGTCTTTGGTGCCGGCGGTCCAGGTGGTACCTCGGGCGACGGCGTGGGCAACCCGGCAGGCACACCCGGCGCGGGCGGCGGTGGCGGCGCTTATACCCGCAAGCGGGTCACAAATCTCACCCCGGGTGCTGCGATTCCAGTGACGGTCGGCCTCGGTGGTGTTGGGGTTGCGAATGCGGCTAGCGCTGGCACTGCGGGCGGCACGTCATCCTTCGGCAGCTATTGCTCGGCGACCGGGGGTACCGGCGGGCTCTCAGGCCGGAACTACCTGTCTACCGGCGGCACTGGTGGCGTCGCAACTGGTGGCGACATCAACATCCCTGGCGCGGCGGGCGGTACAGGCGGCCCGCAATCGACCTGGGATATCAACTATCTGCTGCATGTCTTCAACAAGGGTGGTTTGGCGGGCCTGCCATTCGGCAACGTGAGCGCGTTCGGCACGGGCGCGAACGGCGCTGGTTACGGGACTGGCGGCAATGGTGCGTCAGGCGGATCGGCACTCGCCGGCGGCAATGGCGCGCCTGGCCTTGTGATTGTGAGGTGGTGAGATGAAGGTTGCTCGAATCGAAAACGGCGTCGTGGTGGAAATTGCGCAGGTGCCGGACACCGTTACCGTCATAGTCTCGCCTGAGATCCCCCCGCATATCGGTGAAGACGGCGAGGAGATTGCAGGATCGCCGGCTGTCTATGAGGAGCGGCCCGCGACACCCGCTGACTTCTTCCACCCCGATTTCGTGTTTGAAGCTGTCGGCGAGGAAGTTGCAGAGGGATGGACTCGTGAGGGCAACGTGTTTGTCGCTCCGCTTCCTTCGGTTGTCGATCCCAACGAAGTGAAGGCGGGACTCAAGGCATATGCCGCGAGCAAGCGCTTCGTCATCGAAACCGGCGGGATCGTAGTCGGCGAATCTATTATTGTGACTGATCGCGAGAGCCAGGCGCTCATTACCGGAGCCTACAATCTCGCCTTGGTGGAGCCTGACGAGCCGGTGGATTTCAAGGGCGCTTCGGGGTGGGTTGAAATCTCCTCGACGGAAATGATCGCTATCGGCCTTGCCGTTGCCCGTCATGTCCGCTCCTGCTTCCGCAAGGAACGACAGGTCACAAAAGCGATCGACGAGGGCACCGTCTCGTCAATCCCTGAGATCGATGCTGCCTTCGCGTTGTGAGGTCTCGGCCAGCCCTAGGGCCGTTAAAGCGGGGGCCGGGGTGCGCTAACACCCCGAACCACGGGTCTCCGGTCTAAGAAGGCCCGTCCGATGCACTGACACACCGGCCCGCTGCCGCGCGGCAGATTGGCCTTACGTGAGTCGTGGAGCTTCGCCAATGGCGATTGATTCGATGCGGGCTGTCGAGCCCGTCAGGCCGGCTGCCGGCTATATCGGTGGCAAGCGCAACCTCGCCCGTCGCTTAGTCGAGCGGATTGAGAACATCCCCCATCAAACCTATTGCGAGGCATTCGTTGGGATGGGCGGGGTATTCCTACGCCGCAGCCACGCCCCCAAGAGCGAGGTCATCAATGACCGTTCCGGCGACGTGGCGAACTTTTTCCGCATCCTCCAGCGCCACTACGTCCCCTTTGTCGAGATGCTGCGCTGGCAGCTGACCTCCCGAAAGGAGTTCCAGCGTCTGGCTGCAACGGATCCGACGACGCTGACCGACCTGGAGCGGGCGGCGCGCTTTCTCTACCTTCAGCGCACGGCCTTCGGCGGCAAGGTCGCCGGTCGGAACTTTGGGGTCAGCCCGATCGACCCCGGACGCTTCAACGTGACCAAGCTGGTCCCGATGCTTGAGGATATCCACGAGCGGCTCGCAGGGGTGGTTATCGAGTGCCTGGACTTCGAGGAGTTCCTCGACCGCTACGACCGACCCTACAGCCTCTTTTTCCTGGACCCACCTTATTTCGGCTCCGAGGACTTCTACGGTGCCGAACTGTTCTCCAGGGCTGACTACCAGCGCCTCGTGGCGGCTCTTCGTCGCCTCAAAGGCCGATTCCTGCTCACGATCAACGACAGGCCGGAAACTCGCGCCCTGTTCGATGGCTTCACGATTGAGGCGGTCGAAACGACCTATACGGTCAGCGGAGGAGGCCGGAGCCAGCGGGTCGGGGAGATCATTGTCAGCAATTCCGCTACTATTTGACCTTGTCCGCCACACTCGGCCGGCTCTAGGTTCCCTGTCAGCAACAAGGGAATATTTCCATGCGGTCCAGCCTTCTGATCGGCCTTCTTCTCCTCCTTGCTCCTCCGGCCATGGCCGGCGAAGCCGACAACTTCTTGAAAATTTGCGCCGTCCAGCAGGACGCTACGGCCTGTGAGACAGACGCCAAGCAATTCACGAAGTGGTACGCGGCTGCCCTCAAGCGGGACTACACCTCTCAGCGAAACGTGGCCTTTACATTCTCTTCCGGCCGGTCGGCGGCGGTGGTGCGGGATCTGGTCCAGGGCTGCGCTTGGCGGATGGTCATCATCGCATCCGGCTCGCCGGAGGTGGATGGCGGCGACCAGATGAACCTACAGACGGAATGCGGCCGTCTCTCCGCCGTCGAGATGGCCAGGGCGAAGGCCCGAGCCACCGCGATCACAAAGACCATCGCGGCCGGCGGAGAACCAGCTAAGCCGGCGGCTGCGGGCAAGCCGAAGAAGCCCACCCAGGAGCTGGACGGCACGGCGGAGCCGCTCTAAGACCCGTTCGGTCTTAAAATGTCCATGAGAGCCCTCTCAGATGTCTCTTAGAGGCTGTTTCTACGGTGCAAATTCAAGTGGCGCGCTCTGCAAAATCGGCCGGCGCGCTTCACCGAAGGTCGGCGCCGCCACCCCCACCCTAACCCTCCCAACAAGGGGGAGGGGACTTCGTCGGAGCTTTGATCGATGACCCGAGTTTTTGTGACAGGCGGCGGCAAGGGCGTCGGCGCGGCCATCGTGCGGGCGCTTGCGGCTTCAGGCCACGACGTGGATTTCACCTATCGCTCGTCCGGAGACGCCGCGACGGCGCTGGCCGATGAATTGATGGCGGCCCATCCCGGCCGGTCGATCAAGGCGCATGCGCTCGATCTCGCCAACAAGGAGGCCCTGGAAGACTTTTGCGAGAGCATCGAGGGCGAGACTTTCTTCGGCTTCGTGCACAATGCCGGCCAGCCCTATGACGCCCTCGCCGCCATGATGCAGCAGGACAAGGCCGAAGCCGCCATGCAGGTGAACTTCTGGTCGCTCACGCGCATCGCCAAAAGCCTCATGCGGAACATGATCCGCGCGAAGGCCGGGCGCATCGTCGCCATCGGCTCGGTCGCCGCGCTTCAGGGCAATCCGGGCAACGCGGCCTATGCGGCCTCGAAGGGCGCGCTCATCTCCTATTGCCGCACGCTCGCCATCGAAACGGCGAAGCGCGGCGTGACCGTCAACGTCATCGCGCCGGGCTTCATCGACACGGACATGATGGCCCCTTACGCTGCTTATCGCGAGAACATGGAAAAGCAGATTCCGGCCGGTCGCTTCGCCAAGCCGGAAGAGATCGCGGGCCTTACCGCCTTCCTGATGTCTGATCCCGCCGCCTACATCACCGGCACGGTCCTCCCCATTGATGGCGGCCTGACCTCGATGATCGGCGTGCATCGGTAA